TTCTTGATGCTTTAGATGAATTACTAGAGAAATACTATCCTGGAGTTAAAATAGTTGATGTCACAAATACTAACTCAATGGAACCAACTATAGATAATGGTCATAAAGTAGTATTAATACCATTTTTAAAGACTCCAGAGATGTATGTAGAAGAGGGAGATATTGTGTGGTTTCATAGAATGAGTGATGGTAGTCCTAATGTTTTACATAGGGTTGTAACCAAGAATGAAGGTTGGATTGTAACGAGAGGAGATAATACAGTTACTTTAGATGGTCCAACAATCAATCAAAATATAAAAGGATTTTGTGGAATGATTATATACTAATGGAAAAGATAGCTAAACTTATTGAGAAATATGGTGCTGAAACTTATACTAAACTCAAAGACCCCATATTCTTCATAAATGAGATAATTGGATTTAAAGATGAACCTTATAAACTTACTAACTACCAAGAAGAATGGCTTAATTTACTTAATGTGAGTGATAGATTGAACATAGCTGCTTTCAGGAGTTCAGGTAAGACTGAAACTTTATTGATTGATTACCCCATATTTAAGGCATTTACTCAGACTGGTTGGCAAGGTATCATAACTTCTAATTCTCAAAAACAATCTATTTCTATATTAAGAAGAATAAGAGAGACAATTCTTGGTAATGAAATATTGAGAACTAGTGTTCCTTCTGGTAAACAAGGATTGTGGTCAAAATCAGAATTACAACTTAAGAATGGTTCTATAATATGGTCAAAACCAAGAAATGAGAACTTACCTGGGGAACATGTAAATTATATTGGTAATGATGAAACTGGTTATGAAAAAGATAATGATGTTGTTACAAAGATAATACCTCCTATGGTTGTTGCAAAGAAAGGTATTATAGTTTGGATTGGAACTACAGTTTCAAAAATCGATATTATACATCAACTAAAGAAAAATCCTTCTTATTTGACTAAATGGTATCCAGCAAATCTAAAGTATGAAGGTAAAACATTATGGGAGTGGAGATATCCTTCAGTTCCTATGAATAAAATAAGAGCAGAATATGATAGTTTGTCTTGGTCTAGAGAGTTCTTATTAGAACCATTAAGTTCTGCTGATAGAATTTATCCTTATGAACTTATATCTCAATGTTTTGATTATGATAGTGCTTTTCATCAAGTAAGAAGAGGAGAAAGAGCTTATTATATTGGTCTTGATTTTGCTTTAAGTGGTGAAGCTGCATCAGATTATACAGTATATACAGTTATTGAAAAATTAGGCGATGTTTCTAGAGTTATAAATATTGAGAGATATAAAGGTATGAACTATCAAACTCAAAAACATAGAATAATACAATTAGGAGAAATATTTAAACCAGTGAAAGTGGTTGCAGATGAAGGTAGTTTTGGTAAATCATTTATTTCTGACTTATTAGCTGCACACTTGCCAGTTGAAGGTTTTAAGTTTACTAATCAATCAAAACAAGAACTTCATACAAGTCTTAGAAATATGTTTGAACAAAAGAGGATAATACTTAGTATGAATCAAGAAGACTTAAAAACTAAGACTATGATGACATACTTAATTAAAGAGTTATCTAACTTTGGTATTGTTTGGGATGAACAGAAAGGTTTAGTTAAATTTGAAGGAACTGGTGAGCATGATGATATGGTTACTTCTTTGGCTCTTGCTGCCTATGCTGCAAGAGGTTTAGGTAGTATGAGTTGGAATATTTTAAGGGGAGCAGCACCAAAGAAAAGTGGTGTATTCCAGTTTCAAACTGCTTGAGTTGATAGTGGTTATATAAAAAAGTATGGAAACATTTAAATATCTATAGATAAATTTATATGACTTAATGAAATTTTTAGGTTTGTTCCAAAAACCTGTGTTGGGTTTGAAGGAATCTGGTATAGGATTAGTTTCTCGTGGAAATAGTATTTATGGAAATAAAATTGATGAGGCACCTCAAAATATTTCTTTACAGCAAAAATATTTAAATGCTTATAATAATTTTCCAATGATTTCTGGAGCAATTGATATGACGGCTGAACAAGCTGTTCAAGACTTTTATTTTGAAGGTCCAAATTCTGAGAAATTAACTAAATGGGCAGAACAAGTTAATTTACCTCAAAAACTTCTTACAATTGCTAAACATATGTTGATTAATGGAAATATATGGGCAGAAGTTCCTGATACTAAAGAATTAAAGTTAATAGACCCAAGAACTATGACAACTTGGAGAAGAGTAACGGGAGATGTTATTGGTCATTCTCAACAAATTGAGTTTTCTGATAGGGTTATATGGGGTTCTACAGGTGATACAAATAAAGATACGAATTTTAAAAAGAAATCAAACATAAAAAATATTGTTCATTTTAAATATAATTGTTTGGCAGGAGATAAATATGGTAATAGTATTATTCATCCTTGTTTACCTTTATTAGAAACAAAAGACCAAATTGAGAGTGATTTAAAAATTATTGTAAGAAGATATGCTGCACCGATAATTCATGTTCAGGTAGGTGATGAGATGCACTTACCAAATGATACAGATATATCAGATATAAGGTCTAAAGTTCAAGATATTTATTCTGATACTGAATATGTTACTAATTTCTTAACAAAGTTTAATGTTATTGGATTTGAAGGAAAAGCAATGAAGTTAGATACAATAATGAAACATATTGATGCTAATATATTAAGAGGTCTTAAAACATTTGAATCTGCTCCAGGATATGATGATTCTGATAAAGCTACAGATGAAGTTAATTTAAGAAAATTAGGAAGACATGTAAAATCATTACAAAGAGATATAAAACAAGAATTTGAAGATAATATAATTATTGGAACTGGAATTGGTAATATAAATGACCATATTATATTTGGTGCAGCAGAAGAAAGAGAGTGGGAAATAAATGTGGATATATTAAGAGGTCTTACAACAGATGGGTTAATTACTCCACAAAAAGCAAATTCATTACTCCCTCCAGAGTTTCGTGAAAAGTTACCTGAACCAGAGGTTAATCCAGAAATACAACAAGCAAAGATTAGTAAGAATCAAGACCAAAAACCATTTCAAAAAGGTTCAGATAAAATAAAATATAATCCAACAAATCCTACTCTTAAACAAAAAGAACCAAATCAAAGAAGAAATAAAACAGATAGAGAAATACCAATAGAGGTTGAACAATACGATGAATGAATTTATCCAAGTTTCACCAAAAATTAAGAAGTTAATGTTAAGAGATATGCACACAGAAACTTTAGGAGAACTTGATTGTATTGAACATAGATATGATAAAAAAGTATTAACTTTAAATGAATTAGTTAAACAATGGAATGATGAATGTTCAATATGTG